ATAGACTGGAAAAGACGGTACAAAATCCAAAACGATATCAATTGGCTTATACTTTAGTTGACCCAAATAGAAATATTGTAGAAAGAGTAAAGTGGCTTGAGGAAATGCCGGCCAAAGACCTTGCTAAAATACAGGCCTTTCAGGACAGCTTCTATCATGGCCCTAATTTTACTACAAATTATAAATGTCCGAAATGTGATGGGGAGGGCCTGTTTATAGCCCCCTTTCGACTCGAACATTTTCACCCGGATGGGCCTGCCCTTACAAAGAATTTTGGAACTAAAATTTAGATTGAAATATTATTTGAATGTCTCTTTTTCGGATTTTAATATAACCGATACTTCCGAATTGATTTGGATGGAGCAAAGGCTTAAAAGACAGTTCGAACAAGAAAATGAAAAAAGAAAGACTGAGCAATGAATTCAAAATCGTTATCAGCCCTTAGAAGCATACAAAAACAATTATCGGAAGATTATTTGCAGTTTTTTGAAGGGCTGCGAGCTGCCTATCCTCCCAATTCTGATATTTATAGAAGGACGGACTCTGTTATTTCCCGTATTAAACGGGCTTTGCGTTTGTTTGGAAGAATGATGGGGGCCGGAGGAACTTCAGCTACACAAGCTGAATTAAACGAACTGACTAAAGAAGTCGACGCTATTAATAAAGAAAAAGACGCTCTTGCCAAAATAGCCCGAAAAGATAATGAATTGGCAGACAAAATTTCGGCTGTAGAATCTAAAACAGGGATAAGTGAATCCGACCTTTCTGTTTCTTCTTCTGCTTTGGAGGGGGCGGTAGAGGACAGAACATCCGAATTAAAAAGACAAGCAAAGGAAGCAAAAAGAGGCTCGCTATTAGACCAGTATCAAAGAGCATTAGCTGGCTTCTATGTAATGCATGGGACTTTTAGTCCTGTTCTTGGCCCTTATGCAGGGGCGGTTACCGGCATATTACAATCCCCCATAGTCGCAAGGACCTTATGGGAAGGAGTAAAAGCTCCTTTTTCTTATGTCCGGGGTATGTTTGGTGGCAACGATATTTCTTCTTTAGGAGGTGGAGAGGATTTTGGAATTTCTCCTATAACTTCTTCTGCGGCGGCTTCTGGATATTCGGGCGGATTTTCTATTAGCAGAGGCTTGTTTGATTTCTTCAATAAGCCTGCCTTTGATGCGAAATGGACGAAGGAATTATTGAGGGCTGTTACCGATAAAGCAAAATCTGATGATTCTGTAAAAGTTGGTGAATTAACAGGGGGGCTTGGCGGACTTGTATCGAGAGCAGGTGGCGGCTTTTTGACTACCGCCACATCGAAAGCATGGCCATTTTTGAAAGCAGCAGGATTGCTTTTAGGCAAAGTCGGCGCTTGGTCTGCCGTTGCCCTTGCTTCTAAAAAGTTTTTTGATGAAGCGGGAAAAGCTCTTGGAAGGGCGGACGAGATTCAGAAAGCAAAAAAAGAACAGGACGACATAAATGCTCGTTTATCTCAAGAAAATCAAAGCCTTCTTAATAAAGCCGTTTCAAAATTAGGAACTGTTGAAGAGCCGTGGGCTCGAAGAACTTTAGGGATGCTCGCAGGCATATCTGATGAACGTGATTTAAAAAAATACTCAAATGAACAAATTGCGTCCCGAGCAAGAACAGGCGTAAATATACAACAAAAAATAGAATTGTCAAGACAGCAAATGAATGAGGCGGGCGGTTTATCTAAATATCTGTTTGACACCTTTGATTTTTGGCAATCTGCCGGAACCCCAAATACTCCTTATGATAGAATGAAAATGAGAGGCAGCGTTTTGCTTGGCGTGGATATTTTCAAAGCCGTGGTTGATGATTTTGATGAGCATCTGAGAAAACAAAGAGACGCCGCCCTCGCCCCTTTTAAGTCTCTTGCAGATGGCATAATCCTATCTCAAAGAAAAGCTTCTGATGTTGACATCAAGCCTGATTTAGATATTTCTATAGAAGAAGCAGCAAGACAGGTTGTCGGTGAAGTTGTTGATAAGCTGGACAATATAGAAAAAGCAATAAAATCCAATCGAGCCCCTTCACAATCGAGCGGTTGGCAAGGTCCATCAGGGGGCATCACAAGAGAATTAGAGCAACTGAATAAAGGCTATATTGGGACAAGGGAAGGCATTAATTAATGACAGACCAAAATTTTAATCTTGTTGCGGGGGAACAAACAGCCCCTCCTAAAGACACTTCCAGTGGACCGACCGGAGATTGTGGATATCCAGTAGGTCGAACGGATGTGGCTAATTCATACCTTGTTCGTATCACGAGCTCTACAATGAATAGAAATGTTTGGGCGTTGTTACAAGATAATTTTACAACACGGGTCGAATCAAACTGGGCTCAGCCGGATATTGGCAACCGCATTTCAGAGTATATTAAATATATAATACAAGCTGGGTCTACTTTAAACGTTACTTTAGGCTCTCAATTTATGACAAGACGTATATGGAGAGGCTCTACTCCATTAAGTATTCAACTAAAAATGAAGTTTGAGGCTATTGAGGATGTGTACAAAGAGGTAGTACTTCCTTGTGCCACATTACAACAAATGGCCTTGCCTTCAAAATTTAGAGGCAAAGATGCTTCTCTGGGTGAAAATATTGCTGGATATTTTTTAATTGCTCCTCCGGGACCCAATCCATTTAGTGGATCGGCACAGAAATGGGCATATAAATTTCTTGGCATAAATTCTCCAGCTAAAGATGGAGATATAATTACTATTGATATTGGGAACTTCATGTCTTATAGAAGTGTTATTGTAAGACAGGCTGAAGTAGTTTGGGGAAAGAAATTCACCAGAGAAGGATACCCCACCAGTGCTCAAGCCACTATCAATTTTGAATCCTTTGAAATCTATACTAAAGAAGATATTTACAAAGAGGTTTTGGGTTCAAAAGCGGGGATTTCTTCTTACAGAAAAGTAAAGTGGACAGAAGAGCAGATAAAAAGAGAAGGCGGAGCCTAACTATGATATTCATATTGATATAAATGAAAACAAATAAAAGCAACTGTAAACAAATACCAAATATGGAAGTTTTTGTGATAAAAGAAAAAGAATGTATTAAGCCCGATAAGACCGGCCACAATAAGACGAGCAAAAAGAATCATAAAACAGAAAGGCTCTTTATAGCCGCTGCTGGAAACAGCATATAATAAGATGGACAAAGGGATAACTATATACAATGGCCATTGTGCTACTGCTGAAGCAACAAACAGCACCATAAAAATTCCAAAGAATATAGTTTTTCCAATCATGTTTCCCATATATAATATTATCTATGGTATCAAAAGAAATAAGCAGAGAAATTTATGAATAGAACAAAATTTTATAGCGAAACAACAGTCGACTCTATTCAAGAGATGGATTTTCTGTATAACAATCTGTCAAAATTTGTCACAAAATATGATACTTCATCTTATAGGATAAACGAAGCTGATTTACAAAGGCCCGATTTGATTAGCTATAGAGTGTATGGGACAGTAAAGTATTGGTGGCTTGTTTTATCTTATAATGGAATAGAAAACCCATTTACCGACCTTGATACCGGGGATATTATTCAGCTTCCCAATATCTTGGATATATACGATTTTTATAAGAAATATTCGTTGAGATAATGGCAATAACTTCACAAACAGCAAGAACTGAGTTAGTAGGAAATTATAACCTGCTTCTCAAATTCTCTACTCTCGATAGGCCGATTATTGTCGACCCTCATCATATTGAGGAATTCACAATAACGCAGGATATCAATTCGTTCCTGCCTTCTCTGCGGATTATCATTCCTTCTGGTGGGGAAGAATATACGCATTTAGTTCCATTTGATAAGACGTTAAAAATTAGAGTTGAGATAAGTCAAAATTCTGATTTGTATGAAGATGGCAATGCTTTTGATTTTCTTGTTTATAGGCGCTTCCCTCGTTCTACAAATTATGTGTTTGATGCGGAAGGCTTATTGGATGTAAGCAATTTATTTGAAAGGCAGCACATAAGGGGATTTAGTGGAACGGTTTATGAGACTTTGCAGAAAATTGCCTCAGAGTTTGTTTTGCAAGAATCCTCCATGTCCAAATCAACCAGCCAAAAAGAAGTTATTGCACAAATCAGCCCTTCTTTGATTGGCTATTATAGGAATTTAGTACAGGCCAATCAAACCAATGCTGAATTTCTGAACTACCTTGCTAATAATTTACAAGGAAGAAATGAAGAAGGGGCTTTTTATGCTTTCTTTGCCAATTACTTTGGACAGACTTATTTTCATTTCAAAACACTGGAGGAGATGTTAAGAGGTAATGTGATGCATTTCCTTTGTTATGGAACAGGAGCCTTGCCGAAAGGAGCAGAGACCAGCAAAACAACTCAATATTATCCAGTTTGGAGTTATGATATTGTGGATAATTATAAATTGGAAGGGATAACAGGACTTCGTTATAATACTTATAGATACTTTGACTATGATGAAGGAAAGATGGTAGGAGATGTAATCGGAGCGGATTCTTTTTATTCCCTTACTAAACGATTCGCCATTCAAAAATCAGATAGCAAGGAGAGTTTGAATTATCCTTTGGGACGTAGTAATGGGTTCACTTCTAATTTTGTTGGGAAAATCAAAAACGGACTGTATAAAAAAATAGTCAATCTTGTTAGAATACGTGTTACTACTTTTGGCAAAGTAAACGCGGTGCCGGGGGAGCTTGTCCAATTTTATTTTGCCCAGCCCATAGACCCCGAGCATCAAGAAGATAAACAATATCAAGGGATATGGATGATTGAAAAAGTGAGACATTCTATTGGCGATGCACTAATGACTACATTTATTTTGGTTCGAAATGGAGTAGATACTTCGTTGTCGAATAATTTATTGGAGCCGACAAGAGGCCGATAATGGATAGATTTGACGGCATATATAGAGGCAAGGTTTTGTTGACTGATGTCGATGCAGCAGATGGAAAATTCGGCCGCATCAAAGTGGAAGTCTACCCGATGTTACTTGGAACAGAGACTGCTAAGACTTTATTGAAAAATGCAAACGGAGAACAGCTCCAAACTATAGCAGAAGGGATTGAAACAGATTGTTTGCCATGGGCAACCCCTGCCTTTCCTTTGTTTGAAGGGGCGGGGAATGGGTATGGCTGTTTTTCAATTCCTAAAGTAGGGTCTTTTGTATTCGTATTTTTTGAAAATGGGGATATATATCAGCCCGTTTATTTTGCAGAAGCGGCAGATGGAGTGCACGGTCTTCCTACAGAAAGGCTAACCAATTATCCAAATCGAAAGGTAATGAAAACAGAACAAGGGATTACAATTGAGTTGGATGACAAAGCAGGAAGTCAAGAAATTAAAGTAACCCATCCTGCTGGGGCGACTATTCAAATAGATAGTAGTGGGAATATCACAATAACAGGAACAACAGTTAATATAAATTAATATGGCAGAAAAAATAGCAAGATTGGGAGACAGTTCGAGTCATGGCGGGATGATTATAGCCTCTGGTCAAGATGGGACTGTTATTGTAGAAGGGAAAGAAGTTGCGGTAAAAGGCGCTCTTCATTCTTGTCCTATAGAAGGACATGGGATCACTTCTATTGAAACGGACTTGGATGGAAATTTTTATGTTAATGGCAAAAACGTGGTTCTAAATGGAAGTATAGCAGGTTGTGGAGCGGTGATAATTGCTACAACTTCTAAAACCTTTGGAGCAAGATAATGGCAACAGAAGTTTGGTCAGACTTATCACATGAACTTAAAGCAGATGCTTCCGGGTCTATTAAAAAAGTTATTAACGAAGACTCGGTTAAGACCTCGATTAACAACATACTCGGAACTCGATACGGGGAACGAGTGATGCTGCCTAATTTTGGATGTGGGCTGAAGGATATGTTATTTTCTCCTATGAACGAAGATTTAGGCAATAAAATGATTAAGGATGTAAGAACGGCAATAGAGAACTGGGAAGATAGAGTAATTATAAATGCTGTCAATATTTATCAGAGTCAGGACCAAAGTTCTATTAAAATAGAAGTTGTCTTTCAAATAAGGGGATACGAAGACATATTTCAAACATCAGTTACTTTCTAAGAGAGAATGAAATGGCAAATAGATTGTCTTATGTAAATTATGATTATGATGAATTAGTTCAACAGCTTATAGATAGATTAAAGGCTAAAGGAACTTGGAAAGATACTTATCAGTCTGCTACTGGAATGACACTGATTGAGCTTTATGCCTATTTAGCTAATATGCTTTTGTATTATATAGAAAGGCGGACAGAGGAATGTTTTTTAGGAACAGCTCAAAATAAATCCAGCATTATTAATCTTGTTCGTTTACTGAATTATGTTCCAAAAAGAAATGTTTCTGCTGTTGGTTCTGTCCAATTTTCAATTAGTGCTGCGGTTGAGGGGCGTATCTATATCCCTCAGTATACAGAAATCTATACTGCTAACAATATTAAGTTTGTTACAACAGCACAAGGAACGATAGAGGCAGGTTCCACCACCTCTAATATTATCACAGCTATCCAAGGCACAAAGCAGCAGTATGTAATCTATAGCGACGGATCTCCTAATCAGGAAGTGAATATAGAAGACACGAAAGTAGAAAACGACACCCATACCGGCATTTCCAGTTTGAGAGTATATGTGGATGGAAGAGAATGGACAAAAGTAGACAGCTTTTTGAGTTCTGTTTCTTCTGATGAGCATTATATGATTCGTCCTGAATTAGACGATACCATCACAATTGTGTTTGGAGATAATATAAGAGGAAAAGCTCCAGCAAGCGGCAATGCTATATCTATTGATTATATTCATTCAGACGGGTCTTCTGGCAATGTATATGAAACAGGGAAAATCATTAATGTCACTTCCCCATCTGTTACTTATAGCTATGTAGATGATGATGGAGTAACGCAAAATGGAACCGCCACTCTTTTAGTTACAAATATAACTACTATGATAGGCGGGGATGACGCAGAAGGAGCCGAAGAAATTAGGACAGAGGCTCCCAACATCTTTAAAACAGGGGACCGACTGGTAACAAGGACTGACTTTGAAGCATTCCTTTATAACTATCCCAGTATAGCAGAAGCTTATGTATGGGGAGAGAACGAAGAAACCAATCCTGATTATAATATGTTTAACAGGGTTAATATTGTTTTGTTATTGGAAGGGTGGCAAAGCCCTCCTGCTGCTTTAAAAACATTGTTGGAAGAAGCAATGTATGAAAAATCAATGTTGACCGTCAAATATGAATTTATAGATGCGGATATCTTTAACGTCGTTCCTGTTTTGGATGTAGTGGTTAACTCCAAATACAGCCTCTCCACTACGCAAGCTGAAATAGAAGCATTATTAGCTTCTTTGTTTGAATTGGGGAAAACAGCGAAGTTTGCAGAAAATAAACGTCTGTCCAATTTGATTGAAAAAGTGGATGGATTGGAATCAGTTAAATATATTCACATGACTTTGGAAGTACGAGAGCCATTGACGGAAGATTATTCTTCCGGATATTGGGGCGTACTGGTTCAATCAAGCTCCATTAAGCCGGAAACGTGTAGAATATTTGTTGGAACTACTGAAATAGCAACGGATACCGATAGAAATGATGGCAGCAATATAGGGGATTTTAATTCTATTGAATCTGGTTATGCGGTGAATGGGACTGTTGATTATACTACTGGAGAAGTTTTGGTAGATATTTCTCCTGCTCCAACATCAGTCGTCTTGAGATATCAGCAGGACGAGGATGGGGATGTGGTTGTTGGGAATAATGGGATTTGTAAATTGTATTCAGTGGATATTCAAAGTATAGGCTATTAAACGAGGTGTGGAATGTCAGAACTTGATGTCTTGTCGCTACTGCCAGAAAAGTTCAGGTCTTCTGAACTTTTGATTGATTTGATAGCGGCGATATCAGATAAACTTTTAGATAAGACCGAATCAGATATTACGGTATTAGGAAGTCTGAAAACGGCTATAACTTCAACCAGTACGACAATGGAGTTGAATGACGATTATCTAATTCCCACTACCGGCTCGGTTGATTTGGTATTGTGGTCTTCTGGGATTCCTTCGGTCAGTGGATACGAATTAATAACAGCCACTTATTCTGGTTCTGGAAATGTATTTACTATAGAAAGAGGAAAACATGGCACTACTGCGAGTAGCTTTGAAGCTGGCAGCCTTCTTGCTCGTTATACCCCTCTTAGTATTATGGAGTTGTTTGATAAGATTGACGGGCTTCGTCTTTTGGTTAATCCAAAAACTGTTCCCTCTGATTATTTGCAGAGTCTGGCTGATTTGGTTGGCGTTTCCCTAAGTTCTGAGGACCAGACTTCCGCAGAACGCCGTAGAAATGAATTAATAGAAACTGTAGAATGGTATAAGATAAAAGGGAGTTACGGGTCAGTTAATGTTATAAGTTCTATTTCTGGATTGGATTTGCTGGTTCAGGATTTATATACAAAAGACTATTCAACTTTTATCGGGACAGCTTGGTTTGTAGGGGACGAAGGAGAAAATCCTCCTGAACTTTCTCTATCTGAATATACTGGAGAAGAAACGCCTGACCCTACCGCTTATTACAAAAGCCCTCATTTTGGTCTTTCCGTTTTGCTGAATAAAGTATATGATGCGGGGACTTATTATGAAGGCGAACTGGAAAGTCATTTGTGGCGCCCGTCTTTATTTTCTATTGCCGGAAATACACAATATGGCATCCGAAATTATATAGAGAAGACAAGGCCTGTCAATACAGTTCCCCATTATGGCTTGTTGCTAACCTGTCCTACCGACGAATCCGGCGTTGTTTTTACTGTAACAGATGGAAAAGGGAATACAGTAACAGAGACAGCTGTTACTTCTTTTTGGGAACACAGCCAGCTTTACTTCGATAATGACTTGCTGGCTTCAGACACAGAAAACGATATTTATTTTGATGATGATACTTCTTCCGAACCCCCTGAATTTGACACTTCTATTGAAGCTTTTGTGGCTTCTATTGATACGTGGAGAATTGGGACAGAAGACCTTTCCTTATCTGATTCAGATGGGATAAACACTTCTGTTACGGCTACATTGACCGGTTCTATTTCAAGATACGCAATTTATGATGATAGAATAGAATTTTATTTTACTGTCCCAAAAGCCACTATTCAAAACGGAATGACAGAAATAGGTCTTTATCAAAGCTCAACAGGGAATATGGTTCTTATTTCAACTTTCCCAGATATCAATAAAGATAGTGAACTCGAATTGCAGGTCAAAGTCATTGTTTATCGTACAATCGACCCCGAAAAATATAAGACTGTGACAACAACCCCTTCCGAAACTTCTCCGGAAAAATTGGTTATTCGTATTGCCGGAGTCAAAAATTGCGGAACGACTGGAGATGGAGGAACAGCAGAAAGTTTGAATGGCTATTGGGAATTGACAAAAGTTGGTCATAGCAATATTTATGAATTCCTGTCAAATAGACATTACATTGTTGTTAATTTAGACACCAGACGAATTTACGGAAAGGTTAGTTCAAGCAATCCTCTTGGAGAAAATTATCTAACTGGGTTTATTGGAACTATTCCTACCGGGACTACATTAGGCTCTTCTGTTATAGATGTCTCTAATGCAAAAGGATATTGCAGCACCAGAAATAAGGCTGAGGGCTATAATGGAAATATGAGGATTGATGACGTCATTCCTCCAGTCGAACCAGACGAAATGATGTATTATAATGTGAAATTCTCTTCGATTTCCAATTGTGGCAATTTGGCCACAAGGACATCTCCTAAAATATACTATCCTTATCAGGCAGATGGATTGAATTATACAACTGAACGTCCTTGTATATGGAAGCTTGTTTATAATACCACCACCTCTAATTTTGTTTATGAAGATAGTGAATATAAAATTGTTTATGATGACGCCACAAATGAGATAAGGGCATGGGTTCAAAAGAGTGTTCCAAATAGTTTGGAGCCGTGGCTGGAGTGGGATTTGGCTTTTTATGCCCTTCTTCCAAAATATTTGTCTCAATATGCTATTGGAGAAACAGAGCCCAATCAAAAAAATTATTGTTTGTGGGCAAATAAGTCGGAAGGAAGCGGTGGCTTTTTAGAACTGGTTGGAAAGCATAATATCGATGAAGGCTCTGAAGC